GCAACTACTCCGGCTATCCGTGAGGCGAGCATGATCCTCGCCGTGGATATATGGCAAGCTCGCCAAGTCTCACAAACCGGCGGCGTATCGATCGATGGTTTTAGCCCTAGCCCTTACCGTATGGGTAACTCTATGATCGGTAAGATCCGCGGACTTATCGCCGGATACATGAGCCCTAATGCGATGGTCGGATAATGCCGGCACCTATTACTACTTTAAGAGCCTCACTAGCTGCGGCTCTTGCTAACGCTAACGTATGGAATACCTACGCGTATCCGCCCGCAACTATTACGGCTAATAGCGTAATAGTGTCCCCGGCAGATCCATACATAACACCGACTAATAACGATTACGCCAATATCTCGCCGATGGCATCTTTTCGTATTATTTGTAATGTGCCTATGTACGATAATCAAGGCAATTTACAAGGTATCGAGTCGATGGTTTGCGCCGTATTCCAAAAGTTAGCTGCATCGCCAATCGTTATGAATATCGGCGCGGTAAGTGCACCGAGCGTTTTAACGGTGCAAAGCGGCGATCTACTAACTACAGACATTACTATCTCAATACTAACCGAGTGGAGTTAAGCATGAGTCTAACCGATGAAGATATCGCCTTCCTTATCAAGGTAGGACAGATTACCGAAGCACCAAAAAAAGAAACAAAAACACACACACCTACTACAGAGAAAAGCGAGGAATAGGCGATGGCCGTATTTCTATCAAATGGAGTAGTCGTAACCCTTAACTCGGTTGCACTCTCTGACCATGTTACAAGCGCGACAATTAACCGCGTATTTGAGGAGCTCGAAGTTACCGCTATGGGCGATAGCTCGAGAAAATTTACGAAAGGCCTAGAGACAAGCACGATCTCGCTAGACTTTTTGAGCGATACCGCAGCGGCTAACGTAAACGCTACGTTGCAGGCAGCTTGGGGTACAACAGTACCAATCACGCTAAAGCAAACTAGCGCAGCCGTTTCAGCAACCAACCCTTTATTTTCGACTACGATTTTGGTCAACAACACGACCGACATTAACGGCGCCGTCGGAGACATCGGGACTCAGAGCATCACGTTTACGTGTAACTCACCTATCGTAATTACCACGGCACCATAACAAACTAACAAAGGGGCAACAAATGGCACGACTCAAAATCACAAGGGCTACAGGCGAGGTAACAGAGCATCAAATCTCGCCGCGAATTGAGTACGCCTTTGAGTTATATGCAAAAAAAGGTTTTCATAAAGCCTTTAGAGACGACGAGAAACAGAGCGACGTATATTGGTTAGCGTGGGAGTGCTTACGCACATCCGGCGAAACCGTACCGATTTTCGGAGCCGAGTTTTTAGATACTCTTAAAAAGGTCGAGGTACTAGACGACGAGCCTTTAAGCTAGGGCGCGGCACTCTAACCTATTTGGTAGCGCAACTATCGATACGGTTAGGGGTCGCGCCTCAAGCGATACTCGACTTAGATGCCGAGATGTTTAAGATGTTAGTAAAAGTATTAAACGAGCAAGCGGAGGAGTCCAAAAATGTCAGTAAAACTAGACGGCGTTAAAGAGACTCTACGCGCTATTCGTAAAATAGATCCCGAGTTACTTAAAGAGATGAATAAAGAGATCAAGGGCATTATGATCCCGATACGCGATAAGGCTCGAGGTTACGCCCCTACCGCTGCGCCGGGTGGCCTTTATAATTGGGATGAGGGTGCATACACAAAAAAGATAACGGCCCGTAATTCTGCCTTTCGCACTTTTAATAATGAGGGCCGCTTACGCCGTTTTCCTCTTTATCAAGCTGAGACAGTACGTAAAGGAATTTACTACTCAGCGGCTCCTAGCAAGCGTAATAAAAACGGATGGAGCTCTCAGTACATCATTGCTAACGCCTCAGCTAGCGGCGCTATTTATGAAACGGCCGGCCGTAAAAACCCGGGCGGATCATCTAAAAGTAAATCTAATAACCCGGGAGCCGGTGCTAATTTTATTAACCGTATGGGCCCTCTCTATGGCGAGGGTGCAAGCCGTGGCCGTATGATTTTTAGAGCTTGGTCCGAGGATCAAGGTAGAGCACAAGCGGCCGTAGTGCAGGCTATACAAAATACGATCGCAGCCTTTAATCAAGGCCGTTACGACAAGGCCGCATAATGCCTAAGTTACCCGATTTATTTGTAAATGCCGTTGCTACCTTTGACGGCAAGGCTCTAGCTAAAGGCCAAAAACAGATCGGCGGCTTTGAGAAAGGCGTAAAAAAGTTTGCTAAAGCTTTTGGTCTAGCCTTTAGCGTTACCGCTATCACCGCTTTTGGTAAAGCCTCCGTAAAAGCTTTTGCCGAGGATGAGAAAGCCGCAGCTAAACTAACTCGTACCGTGACTAACTTAGGACTCGGTTTTGAGAACGCTCGCATCACTAAATTTATATCCGACCTTGAGAAAACGGCGGCCGTATCCGATGACGTTTTAAGGCCGGCCTTTAGCTCACTTTTAACCACGACCGGATCAGTAGAAAAATCTCAAAAATTACTAGCTCTTGCTTTAGATATCTCGGCAGGCAGCGGCGAGGACGTAGCTACGGTAGCCGGCGATTTATCCGCTGCATATGTAGGACAGACTAAGAGCCTATCTAAGTACCGATTAGGTTTAAGTAAAGCGGAGCTACAAGGCAAGAGCTTTAACGAGATCCAAGAATTACTTAATAAACAATTCTCCGGGCAGAATTCGACACGTTTAGATACTTATGCCGGGAAAATGGAGGCTTTAGCCGTAGCCTCCGATAATGCTAAAGAAATCATCGGTAAGGGTTTAGTCGATGCTTTATCTATGCTTGGCGAAAACGACTCCGTATCTAATCTCGCAGATGACATGGAAAGCGTAGCCCTATATATTGGCGATGCTATCCGAGGCGTAGGAGTTTTAGTTGAGTACCTTAAGAGCATCCCGGGCGCGGGCATACTTTTTGATGCTTTTAAGTTAGGTTTTAAGAGCACTCCGTTAGGTTTATTAAATGAATTAGGCAGAGCTAATAGAGTTGCTCCTAAACCTTTTAGTACGCCTATGACAATATCGGGCGCTACAGACTCGGGAGCTAAAGATGCTAAGGCGCGAGCTGCAGCAGAGGCAGCGGCAGCTAAACGCCAAAAGGAGTTATTAGCCCTCCAAAAGAAATCGGCTATTGCTGAAAAAAATAAACTTTCGTTATCAAAGGCAGCGGCCGTATTTGATACTCAACGGATCTCCATCGCTGCGGCTTTACGCGCTACATATGATAAAGACACGATCCTACGCCTCGAGGCTTTACAGGCTATTGAGGAGGATAACGGCGACCTAGCACTCAAGAAAATTAACGAGCTTGCGGCCCTGCAAAAAAATGCAGACATGGCCAAACTAGCCGGCATCAAAGAGATTAGCGACGCAACTCTTAACGCTATTAACACTCAGCTACTTACAGAGCTTAAAGCTATTAACGATAGCAAGATGGCCGAGGCCGATAAAGAATTAGCACGACAAACGGCTTTTGGTAAGTACAACGCCGCTATTATCGCAGCTGGTCAGTTAGCCGAAAAAGAGCAATACTCAGAGCGCACTCAGATACAACTAACCGAGATTGCTCGCCTTGCAGCTCAAAGCAATACAACAAACGCGCTAAAGACTCAAGTATTATTACGCGAGCAGGCCGAGTTATCGATGATCGATCGAGTAGCCGCCGCGCAAAAAATTGCCGACGATGCTCGCCTTGCAGCTCTAAAGACTTATCTCGCTTTACTTACTACAGGAGATTTAGCCGCTGATCCTAATTTTGCTAAGGCAAGCCCTGAGGCGCAACAGGAGGTAGTCGATGCAACTAAAGCCGCTATCGATGCTTTAACCCCTGAATTAATAGATCCGGCTACAAGCGATGCACTAAAGGCCGCCGATGCTATATTAGCTTTAGCCGCCTCAATTACGCCTCGAGGTACGCTATCAAGTTACAAGCAAGCCGAGTTAGATAGCGCGGTAATGCTTAATCCGGTAGGCGGCGGTGGCAGCTCACGCAATAACGTTTATAACCTTAATTTTACTACGGGCGTTATATCTCAACCGGACGAGTTTGCTACCTTGCTACAAGATACGATCCAAAAGATTAACCGCGATGGAGACTCGCTTACCGTGGCAGGCATCCTATGACCGTCCCTACAGTAAACGCGATTATTAACTTTTCTACGGGCCCGGCTTTTGCTCAAGCGATGATCCTTAATAGCGGTATTTTAGGGACAAACGTATTAGCCGACTCTGAGGCTTTGATCGTAGACGTATCGGATCAAGTAGACGGTATTACAACTATGCGAGGCCGTAACGCTCAGGCGGACGTATTCCAAACAGGTACGCTAACTCTCCGTATCATCGATCAAAATGGCGATTTTAATCCTCAAAATGCGGCCGGGCCTTATTACGGCTTACTTACTCCGATGCGTAAGGTAGCTATCACGGCTACGTATGAGAGTGTCGAGTATCCAATATTTAGCGGCTTTATTACTAGCTATACAACTACTACGCCTAAAATGGCCACCGATGTAACGTATACGACTATTACGGCGGTAGATGCTTTTAGACTTTTCCAAAATAGTCAGATATCGACGGTTACTCTAGCTGCGGCCGGTGACTTACCGGGCGAGCGCGTAAACGCTATCCTCGACGAGATCGCTTGGCCTCCGTCTCAGCGCGAGATCGAATACGGTACTACGATCTTTCAGGCAGACCCGGGCAACCCTCGCACCGCTCTTAACGCATTACAAACGGCTACCATCTCTGAGTACGGCGCTATCTATATAAACGCTCGTGGATCGGTAGAGCTGCACGATCGCCAATTTTGCATAGACTCTCAAGCTTTGCCGGTAACTAAATTTAATGACAATGGCACCGATATAAATTACTTTAACGCCGTTTGGCGCTTAGACGATACACAGGTTTATAACTCTGCCTCTATTACCAAGATCGGCGGTACGGCTCAGATAGCGCAGGATCAAGACTCTATCGATGAGTATTTTGTGCACTCGTATAATCAAACTAACCTAGTCATGGATACCGACCAAGCCGCGCTCGATTATGCTCGAGCTTATGTAGCAAGCCGTAAGGATACGCAAACTCGATGCGATGCCGTAGAGCTTGATCTATATATGGATGATTACGAGGACGGCATATTAGCCGCACTTACTTTAGATTTTTTTGATCCGGTAGAGGTTACGACTAATCAGCCTGGTAACTCGACCCTCCAACAGACATTACAAATATTTGGAGTAGTACACCGAGTAACGCCTAACTCATGGAAAACGACATTTACAACACTAGAGCCGATTATCGACGGCTTTATATTAGACTCGTCACTATATGGAGTGCTCGATACCTCCGTATTAGCATACTAAGGAGCAAGAGATGGCAGCTGGTCTAGGTTTTAAGACCTTTACAACCGGTGAGGTATTAACGGCCGGCGATGTAAACGGCTACCTCATGCAGGGTATTAACGTATTCACAAACTCAACGGCGCGAGATGCGGCTATTACCGTACCGGCTGAGGGACAGTTTGCATTTACAAAAGATAATAACTCTTTATGGTATTACGACGGTGCAGCTTGGGTAGCCTCAGGTGCGACCGGTGACATCGAGGGAGTTACCGCAGGTACAGGTTTGAGCGGCGGCGGTACTAGCGGTACCGTAACTTTATCTATTAACACGGCCGTTACGGCAGACCTTACAAGTACTCAAACACTTACAAACAAAGCGTTTACAAGCCAGATCGG